CTTCGGTGGACCGACGTACCAGCTTGTCTTGTCGTCGACCGCCGGCAACTGCGGGCTGTACGCCGACTTCGGCGGCCGGGTTGTGTAACCTCGCCGGTAGGCTTTCCGGCTCAACGCTCAAAGGAGCAAAGCAATGGCACGTACGATGCACATGAGAGGCAACTACCTGGGCGGGATCGGCAATGCCGGTGTACGTCGCGCGATGGCGGCGCTGGCGTGGCCGGCGCGAACGGCGTACGAGCAGACGACCGCGGCTGGCACCGCGACGGGGCTGAATGGCCCGAACCGCGTGCGCAACTCGGCGACGCTGGTGGCCGAGCCGAACCTGGCCGTCAACGTGATCGGCAATGTGACGTGGCGGGTGTACGGCAAGTTGTTCCTGTCGCTGACGGCCGGACAAGGCATCAAGCTCGATTTCAACGTTGGCACCGCGGCGATCGTTAGCGGCACGATGGGTGGGCGCGCGACGTTGTGGACGACCGGCAGCAACACGAACGCAACGGCGATCGGCGCGACCAACGCGATCCCGTTCAATGTCGCGCTGACGGCGTTGAGCACGTCGGTCGATGGTGGTACGGCCAACACCTGGACCAGCATGGATTTTGACTTCACGGCGCTGTTCAGCCAGTCCGGCAGCGTGCAACTGGAGTTTGCGCAGTCGAGCGCCGGTGCGAGCAACACGGATATCCTGCCGGGCAGTTTCATCGTTGCTGAGCCGCTGGACTACTTCGACCAGAGTGCTTGATGCCATGATGATTTTGCCCAGCAGGTTCCAGATTGGCGACGCTGTGATCTATCGACCGACGGCGTATCAGGACACGGGACAGCCGGGTCAATTAGACCCGATTTCTGCAACGGTTTCCGCTGTTACCTTTGCGCCCGGTAAGGTCTTGTACGATTTGCGTTCGGAGAATGGGAAGTATGGTGTCGACAATGCGGACTCTTGTGACGTACATCCGTCCGAGGTTGCTATAGCAACGAATGGATGACTTCGAGTATCTTGTCCGTGCGCTGAAGGAGTTGGAGCGGCGCGAGGAGGGCGAGCGGTTCTACCGCATGTTCCCCGAGGAGGGGCCGTTCGCCCGTGACAAGTACTCGAAACAGATGGAGTTTTTCCATCTGGGTGCGTCCAAGCCGTTCCGTTGTCTTCTCGGAGGCAACGGCACGGGCAAGACGGTGTGTGGTGCGTATGAGGCTACCTGCCATCTGACGGGCGAGTATCCGGATTGGTGGCAGGGCAAGCGGTATGACCGCCCGGTGCGGGCGTGGGTGGCGGGCGTCGATTTCAAGTCGATCCGAGAATCTTTGCAGGTGAAGTTGCTGGGTAGCCGCGGCAGCGAAGGCACGGGCATGATCCCGCGCGACAAGCTCGATGGCGACCCGCACTACAACCAGCACGACTGCGTCGACTTCTTCAAGGTCAAGTACAAGGGTGGCGGCACCAGTCGTTGCGTCATCAAGTGCTATGAGCAGGGCCGCGAGAGTTTCCAGGCGGCCGATGTAGACTTCATCTGGCTGGACGAGGAACCCGACGACGCCGGCATCTACACCGAATGCGTGCAGCGGTTCCGCGGCGAAACCAAAGGCGGCCATGTGATCCTGACGTTCACGCCGCTATTCGGCGTATCGGATGTCATCTGCATGTTCCTGCCGGCCTTCATGCAGTCGTATGACGAGGCCGAATACGAGCGCAGCGGGCGCGCCTTCGTCAACTGCACGCTCGATGACGTGCCGCACATCTCGCCCGAGGAGAAGGCGCAGAAGATCGCCAACACGATGCCGCATGAACGCGAGGCGCGCATCAACGGTACGCCGAGCATCGGCGAGGGAAAGATTTACCCGTTCACGGAAGAATCGTTCGTCATCGACCCGATTGCTGGCGGCCTGCCGCGGCACTGGCCACGCCTGTATGGCCTTGATCCCGGCAAGACGTGTACGGCGGCCGTGTGGGGCGCTCACGACCGGGATGATGACATTATCTACCTGTACTCCGAACACTACATGAAGGACCAGTTGCCGCCGGTGCATGCGCAGGCGATCAAGGCGCGCGGGCACTGGATTCCCGGCGTGATCGACCCGGCCAGCAAGGCGGGTAGTGCGCTGGTCGACTACTCGGTGCTGGAGGCGTATACGAATCCGAAGTTCAACCTTGGCCTGCGCCTCAAAACGCATCAGCATCGCAAAGGTGTCGACGGTCGTACCTCGGTTGAAACGGGCATCTTGACTATGTACGAGCGGTTTTCGACCGGGCGCATCAAGGTGTACCGCACGTTGACGAACTGGCTGATGGAATTCCGCCAGTATTCGCGCGACAAGAACCAGAAGGTCATCAAGCGCAACGATCACGCACTCGACGCAACTCGCTATCTGGTCGAGAACATCGAGCAGGCGATGCTGCCGCATAACGACGGCGTCAAGCGTGTTCCTCGCATGGCCGAAGAAACATTTGGGGTCTATGCATCATGACCGACGACTTCAACCAGGGCGACCAGATGTCACCGCAGCGTCCGCTGGACGATGGCGACGAGCGCGCGCTGGGCGGCGTGATGGTGGCGCCAGACGGCACGCAGGTGCCGCTGACAGCCGAGCAGGCGCAGGCGGTCAAGGAAGCTGCGGACGCCGCGGACCAGCAGCGCAAGGACATGATCGAGGAGTTGGTGCTGCTGCTCATCAACAAGCGCGACAACTGCATCAAGGCGCGCCGCGACATCGAGCGTCGCTGGATCGACGACCAGCGCCAGTGGGACGGCGCTGACCGCCTGATGAACACCAAGGAGTTCCCGAGCCAGACGAACAACGATAATATGATGCCGCCGCGGCCCCACCTGACGCGCAGCCGTTGCGATTTGTGGGAATCGCGCATGATCGACTTGTTGGCGCCCACCAACGATCCGACGTGGGAACTGGCGCCGATGACGGTCGAGGACATTGCGCCGCCGCCGGACCTCAATATCGGCATCGACGCCTGGCAGCAGGCGCTGGGAGACATCAAGGCCGAAATGGAAGTGCGCGCGCAGAAGATGCGTGATGTCATCAAGGACCAGATGGGCGCCTGCAACGCCACGCGCGCGCTGCGCAAGATGTGCATCGACGCCTGCCGCCTGGGCACCGGCCTTGTTATGGGGCCGATGAACGGCACGCACATCCGGCGGCGCTACAGCGGCAACCCGGAAGACCCGGTGCAGGTGCAGATCGAGGAGTCGATCGTGCCGGAACTGCGCGAGGGCGACCCGTGGTGCTTCTACCCGGACATGACCAATACCGCCGGCCGCGCCGGTTATGCGTTCTACCTGCATCCGATGGATGAGTTGCAGTTGTGGGAATTTTCGGAATATCCGGGCGTCGACAAGGAGGAAGTCGAGAAGCTGATGGACGAAAAACCCGACTACGGCGAAGTCGAGGTGACGCTGCGCGAGCGCAACCAGCACTCGGGGCTGAAGGAGTCGATCGACGACCGCCATGCCGTGTGGCGCTACACCGGCATCGTGGACCGCAAGTATTGCGAGGTGCTGGGCATCGACGATGTCGACGGCCCGATCAGCGCCGATATCTGGTTCTGCAACCACCACATCCTCAAATCCAAGCTGACGATGCTGTCGACGGCGAAGGATTTCCGCATCCCATACTACGTGTTCAGTCCGTTCCCGATCGATGACACGATGTTCGGCGCATCCATTGCGTACCTGTGCCGCGATAGCCAGCGCACGGCGACGGCATCCTGGCTCATGATGCTGCACAACATCTCAGTCAGCAGCGGCCCGCAGATTTTGATCCGCGAGGGCAAGGTCACGCCGAAGGACGGCAAGTATTCGGTGCGCGGCCCGAAAGTGTGGGGCGTGACCGACGATAACGTGAAGCTGGAGGACGTGTTTTTCTCGTACAACATCGAGAACAACGCCGCGCAAGCCCAGCAGGCGTTCAACATGGCCAAGGACATGCTGGACGAGGAGTTGAACACCGTGCAGTGGGCAAGCCCGGACCCGTCGGACGTGACGCAGACGGCCAGCGGCCTTGCGATGTTGATGAACGCGCGCACGATCCTGCAGCGGCGTGTGTGCGCCTGCGCGGACGATGACGTGTTCGGGCCGATGATCGAGCGGTTCGTGCTGTGGAACACGCTGTACAACCCGCGCGATGACATCAAGGGCGATTACGACGTGCGCCCGCTGTGCCAGAGCGTTCGGTTGGTCAAGGACATCCGCATCCAGCAAAAACTTTTTGCACTGCAGACCTTCGTGTTTGCGCCGAACACGCAGACGATGTTCGAGCCGTACGATGCGGTCGCCGACGTGCTGCGCGACATGGATATCCAGGTCGAGAACTGGATGATCAAGAAGGATGCGTGGACCAAGCTGACCTCGCAAGCCCCGCCGCCGGACCCCAAGGCGCAACTGGCGATGGCCAATGCGCAGTTGATCCACGAAAAGACCGTGACCGAGCAGGCCAAGCAGCAGCAGATACAGGCGGGCAACCTTGGCACGCCGTCGCAGTCGCAGGAAGACCAGAACGCCGAACAATCCGTGCAGATGCAGAAGCACCAGATGGACAAGGCGGTCGAACTGCAGACAACCAACAGCAAGCTCGCCATGGCGCAGGCCAGCGCCGAGTCGCGCCAGTACGCCGCCGACGCGCAGTTGCAGGCGCGGCGCGAGGGCATCGCGGCCGACTTGCTCAAGGCGCATGTGCGAAACACGCATGACCTCATCAAGTCCGGCATGCACCCGAACATTTCGATCCAGTCGCCGCGGACCAAATTCGTGCAGGGTCCGGGCATGCCCAATCGGCCTGCGGGCAAGTTCACGCCGCCGGCTGTGCCGAAGTTCCACAGGGGCAAGACATGAAACCAGAGGTTGCCAAATTCATTGCCGAATGGATTGAAGCTATCGGCGCATTTGCGATGGGGATGCTCATCCTGTACTTCACGGGGAAGCTATGAATTTCCACAGCCCGGAATGGAAGGAAATTTGCGACAAGATCGACAAGCGTATCGCGGAACTGGACCGAACCAACCGCGGCCCGCTCGATCACGATCAAACCTGCGAGATTCGCGGGCAGATCAAGGCCCTGGCCGAGCTTCGCGCTTGGAAGCCAGCCCCTGAACCCGAAGACGAGATAGCCTACCTCCGATGAACAAGACTGAGTACGTCGAAGCTCTAAAGTCCGTCCGCAAGCCTGCCGACGCCGAAGCCGCGCCGCCCGTAGAGGCCGCGCCGGTCGAACCGGCACCAGCCGCAACGCCTGCGCCGGAGGCTCGCCAAGAGGCCGCGCCAGCGCCTGCCGCACCCAAGGAGCCAGCCGCTGCTGCACAGGCACCGGCCCCGTCGCCCGAGCCTGAACTGTTCAAGGGGGAATCGCTGCTCGATCCCGACGTACGCAAGGCCATCCGCGAGCGGTGGGAAGCCGCCGGCCGCCTGCCGACGGTCGAGGAGGAGCAGCGCAAGGCGGTCGAGAACTACAACCGCCTGCACGGAAAGCTCGCCCCGACGCAGCAGCAGTTGAGCCGCATGCAGGTGGAGTTTGTGCGCCTGCAGCAAAAGCTCAACGAACACGAATCGAAGAAAACCGATGCGTCGACGCAGGACTTGCGCAAGCGCATTGACGCGATCCGCCAGCAGTTCCCCGACGATGCCGAGATGTGGGAAACCACGCTCAACCAGGTGTCGGCGGCGAACCAGCGTGCACAGACGGTCGAGGAAAAACTGTCGCAACTGGAGCAACGCGAGCGATTGAACGAGGAGCGCATGCAGCTTTCCGCTGCGCACCCGGATTGGCACAAGAAAACCGCGCGTATCGTGCAGGACGAATCCGGTGCGCAAGTCGTGCGCCGGACCGTCGACACGCCCGAGGCGCAGGAAATGGAAGTGTGGGCCAACGGAATGGACCCGTACGAGCGGCAGGTGTACTGGCCGCTGTTTCATTCGCAGCGCGCGCAGGACGCTATTGCGCTGCTGAATCGTTTCGAGCATGATCGCGCCATCGCGCGGCAGATTGCCGAACAGGCAAGCGGCCAAGCGGGGGCAAGTGCAACACCGGGTTCACCCGTGGCATCGGCGCCAGCCGCTCCCACGCCGGACCCCGATCCATCCCGTAGGACAACCGCCCCGTCCGCCACGCGCGGGCAGCCCGGACAACCTATGTCGGACAAGAAGCGGCAGCTTATCGAAGCAGCCGAGTTTTTGCGCAGGCAGCGCGAGGCGAAAGCCAAGCAAGCCGTGGCGCAACGACGATAACCGCAACCTTCTTTCCCACAATTAGGAGTCGCCCACTATGGCCATCAAGGGCTATAACACGGGCAGTGTGTCCGGCGTTGCCGTACCTGCACTTGCCCTCAAAGAAGTCCTGTACCGCGCTCCCGCATTCGAGCGTTTCAGCTACGCCTGTAGCGAACGCAAGCTGCAGGAAGGTACTTCGGCTTCGATCATCCTGACGCGCTGGATCAACCCGGCCGTCAACACCAACCCGGAACCGGATGGCACCACGCCGGTATTCCGTACCCCGACCTACGAAAACTTCACGGGCACCATGAATCGGTACTCGGAAGTCTTCGCCATCTCGATGCAGGACTACAAACTGTCGCCGTGGGATGCCGTCGAAGGCTCCATCGGCCTGCTCGTCGACCTCATCAAGCGCACGCGTGAGCAGATTCGCGCCATCGCAGCCTTCTCCGGCACCAACATCGTCTACAACGCGGCGTCCATTTCGGTCCAGACCTCGGTCAACGGCCCGATCACGCTCGGCCGCATCCAGACGGGCGTTGCCGGCATCCAGAAGACCAAGGGCGTGCCGTTCACGAAGGACCAGATGGCCATTGACAAGTTCAACACGACCCCCGTCGAGGCCGGCTACTTCTTCTTCCACCACACCGACATGGTCCCCGACATCCGTGCGTTCCCGGACTTCGTGCCGTTCCCGGAACTGGCGTCCCGCGAGGGGCTTCCGCCGGGTTCGTGGGGCTGCGCGCAGAACGTGATTTTCGTCAGCCAGCCGGAAATCGTGATCCTGGCCGGCGCGGGCGGCACCAACAGTGCCATGCGCTCGACCAGTAGCAAGGTCGACGTGTACCAGTCGGCCCTGTGCGCCAAGGATGCGCTGACCTCGATTGCGCTGGAGGGCGCGGAGGAGGAAGGCTACGGCAATGCGGAAATCGAAGTGCTCGACACGCCGGACAAGTCCGACCCGACCAACGCGCGCGTGCTCGTATCGGCGGCATGGTTCGACCTGTGCGTGCTGACCTCCTACGACTGGCTGGTGCAGTACCAGACCGGCGCTACGGCCAACCCGGCATAAGGAGCCAACAGCCATGACGATCTATTACAGTTCCTTCTATGACGCGACTCCGTACAACGGGTCGACCCTGTACACGCCGCGTGCGCCCAACCAGATCACGCGCGGTGT